ACACATAAAGCGCGCGCGTCAAATCCAGCCCGGCCATGTAAACTTGCATCTGAACGAAATGCTGCCACTTGGAGGCGCGAACGCCTTTGGCCACCAGATCGTCGAACGACTTTTTGCCGTGCGTCTTAAACTCAAGCAAATGCTCCGTCTTAGGGGCTTCGGGAATGCCAACACCTATTCCGTCAATGCTGCCGCTAACATGCGCGCCAAAATCGACGCGGTTTTGCTGGCCATGCACGGTAATGCCAATGGCTTCCAGATCGGCGATAATCGTCGCTTCCTCGCTATGGCCACGGCGGAACAAGCGCAGGATGCGGCCTTCGAATTGCTCAATGACAGCCCAGCGAAACGATAGCCACAACCACCGATCACAATGGTGGCCAAGCAGGCTTGCGCCAAGGTGCTGGCGTGGCCGTTCACGCTTGGCAGCGTGGTGAGCATCTATCATGCTTGCAACGGCACTTTGATCGGCTATAATGACTTCCGGCAGCTTTGCCATGTTGTGTCTCCTCCCGTGACAACTTGGGGCTGGTGATGAGCCAGCCCCATTTTTTGTTGTTACTTTGCCCAGGGCGGTTTTGCGCTAGATGCAGCCGGTGCGGCGGCAGCCTTGGAAGCAGACGGCGCAGGAAGCCCACCGCCGGCAAGAGCGCGATAACCGCCCACATCGTTGCGGGCTTGGCTATAGCCGCGCGCCACATCATCCGGCGAAGGCTGGCGCACCTTCACCTTGATCTGCAACTGACCACCAACAAGCTGGTCGCTATCTTCAAGGCGTGGCAGGCCGATGGCGCGCATGATCTCGCCAAGCTGTTGCCGGCCAATTTCCTCTGCCTTGGCCGATTGGTTGCGGATGTTGATCGCCGCAAAAATCACCCGGCCCTGATGTGTCGGCCCGGTGATGTCGAGGCGCAAATCAATCTTCGTGCCGGTGCCGGATTTGGTCTGTCCAACTTCTGCCTTGGCGATCATGGCCGAATAAAGCCCTTCCGGCAGCAGTTCATATTCGCCAGTGCTGCCGGTGGGCAGTTCATCAGCGTTAAAGCTTTCTCCGAGGTTAGCCATTGTCTTAATCCTTTCGTGTGATGGTGAAGCTAGGGCGGCCAGGCGTTGACGTGATGGCGTCAAGCAATGGCTGGGTGATAGTTGCAGCGGCAGCTTTCCATGCCGTCGCGTTGATTTCCGGCTTCCACCGGAAAAGGCTGGGCAGATGATCGGCTAGGCCATGCTCTGCCGCCAGCGATTGCAGCTTGTCGGAATCAATCTTGCGATTGATGCGGCCAACAACCTTCACCGCATAGCCATCGCGGTCATAATTGCTGGCGCCGTCAAGATTGGCCGGCAAAGCCAATTCGAACGCCATCGCATCTTCCAGATCGCGGCGCGTCTTGATGGCGGCTTCCTCAACTGCCTTGGCGTTTAGCCATTGCTGATAGATTGGCACGGTCACTGCATAGCCTCCATTGCAAGGACGTAAGCGGTCACGCTAAACAGCAAGCAGGCAAATATGCTGCCCCATGCTGCACTGACGTGCCGATCACGAATGTTGCCATTGATCACCGGCAGAGCGCCGATGGCGAATATCGCTTGTGCGATGGCGAGGGCGATTAGCATGACGCACTCCCAATCTTGGCAATGATCGCGCCAAGGTCTGGCGCTTCCCACTGGGCCAGCTTGCCGGAACGGTCTTTAGCCTGCCAAAGCCCGTCACTGTCGGTAAGCAGCGCACGGTGAGCGTTGCCATCGGCATCGCGTTCGACACGCAAGGCCATGACGAGATCGAAGAAATAAGGCAAACCCTGTGTCAGTGACTTACCCGGCATGGAGGCATTGTAAAGAATGCGGCCCATCTCATCCTGTGATTTTTCCAGCTTGGCAGACATATAAACATGTTTGCCCGGCAGATCACGGAAGGCACGGATTAGCTCATTCATCTTTGTGCTAAGTTCACCGTATGCCGCGCGGCCATCTTTGTTGGCTTTGAGTTCAGCGTTCAGCACCACTTCAGCAACTTCTGACAGGCTGTCGATAGCCACTGATTGGAACGCCTTGGCTTCCTCGCTGCTGGTCAGCCACGCATAAGCATCGTGCAGATCGGCCAAACTTTTCACTTCGATATAAGGCACGTCTGCACCCGCAATCGAAAGCAATCCGCCTTCCGCACTGATTGCCACGACATTGGGCAAAGTCGAAATCAGGCTGGTTTTGCCAGCGCCTGCCTGGCCATATACGCACATTTTAACACCATTGGCAGATAGGCCGCCTGTCCTCTTTAGGTTGATAGCCATTGTCTTTCTCCAGCACCGCAGTCGGCTGATCCGGTCGCGGTGTGATTGAGGGCTTTACAGCCATCCAATGCGGATGTAAAGCATGAAAATGCGGCGACGGGCCGTGACGGAGAAAAAACGCATGACGCTTGAAAAAGTGCGCGAGGCGCTAAAGGATCGGCGCATTGATGTAGTGGCAAAGGCAACCGGCCTGTCAAAAGATGCCATTAGTGACATCCGCAACGGCAACAGCACCAATCCGCGCTATCAAACGGTGCAGCGGTTGGCAGATTATTTGATGGGTGGTCTCAATGCGAATTGAGACGATAGGCGCGGCAACGCTTTATCTAGGCGATTGCCTTGAAATTATGACCCAGCTTGATGCGGTTGATCACATTATTTGTGATCCACCATACGAAGCATTTATTCATAAAATGAAAAATGAACTTGCAAGGCGGATTCGTGCTGACCGTGGCCCCGACTTAAAGCCATTAGATTTTGATTCAATTGATAGCATTCGATCAGATGTGGTTCGCCTTGGCGCAGCTTTGTCCAATGGTTGGTTTATCGCATTTTGCACTCCTGAAGGAGTTTGGCTGTGGGCAGATGAGATTAATCACAGCACGATGAAATATAAGCGCGCTTGCGTTTGGGTGAAGCCTGACGCCACGCCACAACTAAATGGACAGGGGCCGGCGCAAGGCGCTGAAAACTTTGTTTGTGCATGGGCCGGTGATAGCTATGCGCGGTGGAATGCAGGAGGCAAGCGTGGTGTGTATACACATTGCACCAACAATTCTGAACGTGAAGGCACACACCCTACAGAAAAGCCCCGCCGTTTAATGGCTGAAATAATAGGCGACTTTACTATGGATGCCCAAACCATCCTTGATCCCTTCATGGGCAGCGGCACCACTGGCGTTGCTGCCGTTCAGATGGGCCGCAAGTTCATCGGCATTGAGCGCGAACCCAAGTATTTCGACATTGCCTGCCGCCGCATTGAGCAGGCACAACGTCAAGGCGATATGTTCATTGAAAGGGCGGGCTAATGGCTGACCTAACCAAAATCCTAGATGGCCCGTGGACGCCACCAGCGCAACCGCAGTTTGACCCGCCAGAGGTGCAGCTTGCCGCCGCGATGGAACAGGCGGGCATCAGGCCACCGGCTAACATTAAAATTGATGGCAAACTGCATCGCTTTGACAGCTACACCAAAGGCAAGCCGGGCCATGACACATCGGGCTGGTATTGCGTGTTCCCAGATGGCGTTCCGGCTGGGCGGTTTGGGTGCTGGCGGGCGGCCATAGATAACCCATTCCGCGCAGACATTGGCCGCGAATTGACGATACCAGAGCGCATGGCAGAGGCCAAACGGCTGGCCGAAGCCGTCAAGGCGCGCGATGCTGCCAAGGCCAAGATACAGGAATCCGTTGCAGACGTGGCGGAAACCATTTGGTCAAGCCTTGCCGGTGCGCCTGATTGGCATCCGTATCTGGTGCGAAAAGGTGTCAGCCCCAACGGCGCGCGGGTGACAGGTGACGGGCGGCTTGCCTTGCCTATGTATGACCCAGCCGGCCACCTTGTCAGTCTGCAATATATCGACGGCGATGGCGGCAAACTCTACCACGCCAGCGGTCGCGCCACTGAGGCGCAATGGATCGTGGGCGATGACAACGGCGGCACTATCTACATAGCCGAGGGCTTCGCCACCGCAGCCACGATCACAGAGGAAACGGGCCAGGCTTGCGCGATTGCTTACAGCGCCAGCAATCTCCCAGCCGTGGCAAAGGCGTTGCGGGAAAAGCGCGGCAGCTTGGCTGACATCGTGGTCGTTGCAGATCATGACAAAGGCGGAATTGGCTTTAAATATGCCGATCAAGCCGCTGCTAAGTATGGCGTCCGGGTGGTGCGGGTGCCGATTGAAGGCATGGATGCCAACGATTTTAAGGCGGGCGGCCATGATCTAATGGCCCTGTTAAGCCCTGCAGTTGATAGCGGCTGGCTGGTGCCGGCTGACACATTCTGCACGGAACCCGCGCCGATCCGCTGGCTAGTCAAGCATTGGCTGCAAGAGCAAGCCTTGATCATGGTTCATGGCCCATCGGGCGGCGGCAAGACGTTTGTGGTGCTAGATTGGAGCCTCCACATCGCAGCCGGGCTAACCGAATGGCATGGCCACAAGGTCAAGCCTGGCCCTGTGGTGTATTTGGCAGGTGAGGGGCATCATGGCTTGCGTTCCCGCGTTGCCGCATGGAAACAGCACAACAACGCCGGCAAGCTGGATATGTGGGTGTCAAAAGCCGGCTGTGATCTAAACACACCGGAAGGCTATCAGAAAGCCGTTGAGGCCATTCGCGCGCTGCCCAGCCCGCCCAGCCTAATTAATGTAGATACATTGCACCGCTTTCTAGCCGGTGATGAAAACAGCGCACAGGATGCCAAGACGATGATCGATGCTTGCGCCGGTCTGATGCGCGAGTTCAATTGCAGCGTTTGCTTAGTCCACCACACTGGCGTGAGTGACGAAGCCCAGCACCGGGCGCGAGGTTCATCAGCATGGAAGGGCGCGCTGGAAATTGAGATTAGCGTTGTCCCTGGCAAAAATGAGGGGCCGATGCAGATTGTGCAGCGCAAATCCAAAGACGCCGAGGAAGCCAAGCCGGTTTATGTGACGCTGCAATCAGTGCCGATTGCCGGCTGGTTTGATGAGGATGGCGAACAGGTGACAAGCGCAATCTTGGCGGCTGCGGAAGCGCCAGCGGTGCCAGAAAAGCAGGGGCCAGAGAATAAGGCGTTTACGGCGTTTACGGCAGCATGGTGGAACAGCGGCGCGGAAAATCCAGACGGCTGCCCCTACATCAGCCGCAGCGCATGGCTGGCATATCTGGAAAAAAATTCGCCCGGCAAGGCAGAGCGCACATTGCGGAATCGCATTGATCCGAGTCGGTCTGACAGCCTCACAGCGATACTCATTCACGCCGGAATCATGGAGCGGCACAGCGAAGGCTATCGCATCATTTCGGAAAATCATGCCGGCCAATTGAACCTGGCCAAGCAGTCAGACATGGCCCCTAATGGCCCCTAAACCGGCCCCTGGGGAAATAGGGGCCAAGGGGGCAAAAAGCCGCTTTTCCGGCCCCTCCCTGCCCCTATATTCCTTAAGGAATAGGGGCAGAGGGGCCAAGCGGTGCGGCATCAAATGAGGTGAGCAATGACCGATCACATAAACCCAAACCACTACCGCCAAGGCGATGTTGAATGCATAGACGCTCTGGCGGCTGCTACGGCGAACCTTTACGGCATTGAGGCCATCTGCACAGCCAACGCGATCAAATATCTTTGGCGCTGGCGTGAGAAGGGTGGCGCTACAGACTTGAGCAAGGCGAAGTGGTATATCGAACGGCTCATCAGTGAGCTTGAGAAATAGGGGGGGGGTATGCCATCTGTGAAAAATCAGACTGAAGCCAAAGCCAAAGGGGGCGAAATGAATTGGCCAGCAGATAAGGTCGAACGCAGGCAAGTTGCATCGCTGATACCATATGCCCGCAACAGCCGAACCCATAGCGATGCACAGGTGGCGCAAATCGCCGCCAGCATCAAAGAATGGGGATGGACACAGCCTGTCTTGATTGAGCCTGATGGTGGAATCATTGCCGGGCATGGTCGCGTTATGGCAGCGCAAAAGCTGGGCCTAGCCGAAGTCCCTTGCATGGTGGCAGAAGGTTGGAGCGAAGCGCAAAAGCGCGCCTATGTGATCGCTGATAACAAGCTGGCGCTGAATGCGGGCTGGGATATGGACGCACTTAAAATTGAGATGCAAGGAATTGATGCACTCAAATTTGATTTGACGTTGACCGGCTTTGACGTTGGCGAAATGGCTGCGTTGTTTGATGAACCAGATTTTGCGCCTGGCACAGAAGATGATCAGGGCAAGCTAGACGAACTTGCACCCAAGATGGTCAACTGCCCGCACTGCGGCCAAGATTTTGATTTGCGTGAACATGGCCAAGGCTGATCTTCGCATTGATTGGGCAACCCATACGGCTGCTAAATATGCCTGTGAGAATTGGCATTATAGCAAAAGCGTTCCGGTGGGAAAGTTGGTTAGGGTTGGTGTCTGGGAGCGCGGCAAGTTTGTGGGTGTTTTGCTTTACGCTTGGGGCATGAACAAAAGCCTCGGCGCACCCTATGGCCTTGCAATGCAAGAGTGCTGCGAACTAGTGAGAGTTGCGCTTAACAAGCATGACGCGCCAGTATCTCGCATGATGGCTTTGGCATTGCGCTTTCTTAAGCAGCAGTCGCCGGGCCTACGTTTGGTCGTTTCATTTTCTGATCCAGCAGAAGGGCATCACGGGGGAATCTATCAAGCCTGCAACTGGATTTATTCAGGACAAAGCGCGGCAAATTATGAATGGCGGCTAGATGGTAAGCGCCTGAATAAGCGGGCATATACTGGTCACAACTTTGGCGCTCCGAAAATGGCTGTTCCTCTTGGCGCTGTCAAAGTCGCTTTGGCCGGCAAACACCGCTACCTAATGCCACTGGACGAAGAAACCCGATCACGTATAATGCCACTTGCAAAACCATATCCCAAGCGTGCGAAGCAGGCGATGGCCGACGACCAGTCGGAACAGCGGCAGGGCGGCACTGACCCGCACGCTCCAACAAATGAGGCGACCAATGGCTAACGGAAAAGCTGGACGCCCGGCCAAAACATTGAACGACGAACAGCGCGCCCAGGTTGAGGCGCTGGCTGCCTATCTGTCACAAGAGCAAATCGCGGATTATTTCGGCATTGCCCGCAACACGTTTGCGGCGATGGTGGAACGTGACCCCGACATTTCTGAGCGGTATAAAAGGGGCAAGGCCAAGGCCATTGGCGCAGTGGCGCAAGGGCTGATTCAGCAAGCGCGCGAAGGCAACATGACGGCGGCGATCTTCTACCTTAAGACGCAAGCAGGCTGGCGGGAAACGCAAGCGATTGACCACATGTCAAGCGATGGCACCGCATTTAAGTTTATCGTTGAGCGGGCCAGTGCGACAAATAAAGATTAAGCTAACAGAGCCACAAGAGGCGTTTGTGTTTAGCGATGCCCGTCACCCGGCGATGGTGGCGGGCTTTGGTGCGGGCAAGTCTGAGGCTGGCGTAGTGCGTTTGGCGCTTAAGGCGATCCAATATCCAGGCTTATCATTTGGCTTTGTCGAGCCAACCTTCGATCTAATCCGCCTGATTGCATGGCCGCGCTTTTCCAATATCTTGGAAAGGTGGAAGATCGGCTTTGAATTGAACAAGAGCGATAACACAATTACTTTGCAAAATAAGTCGCAGATCATCTTTCGGTCGGCTGATTCCCCTGAAAGGCTGGTTGGCTTTGAGCTTGCGGACGGCGTGATCGACGAAATCGACACGCTGAGAGAGGCACACGCAAAGGACGTTTGGGACAAGATGCTTGCCCGGTGCCGCCAGATCAAACCAGACGGCAGCCGCAACACGCTTGCCGCAGTGTCAACGCCGGAAGGGTTTCGCTTCGTCTACAAAACTTGGGGCCGCGATCCGAAGCCCGGCTATGAATTGATAAAAGCGCCGACTAACTCAAATCCATATTTGCCTGCCGGCTATGTCGAACAGTTGCGGGCCGCCTATTCATCGGCGCAGCTTTCCGCATATCTGGACGGCGACTTCGTCAACCTTGTCAGCGGCAGCGTATATTCAGAGTTTGACCGGCAGGAAAACGGCACGTTTGAGACGATCCGCGTTTCTGAGCCGCTGCACATCGGCATGGACTTCAACGTCGGCAACATGAGCGCCGTCATCGGCGTGATGCGTAACGGCAATCCAATGGCTCTTGATGAGCTAACCGGCATCCGTGACACGCCAGCCATGATCGACACGATCAAGAGCCGCTACAAGGGCCACGCGATCAACATCTATCCCGACGCCAGCGGCGGATCGCGCAAGTCGATCAACGCCAGCCTGTCGGACATCGTGCTGCTGCGGAACGCTGGCTTCACGGTGCTGGCCCATGCGTCTAACCCGCCCGTCAAGGATCGCGTGCTGGCGCTTAGTCAGATGATACATAACCAAGGCAAGCGCCGCCTTTTAGTCAATCCAGATCGCTGCCCATCGTTGACTGAGGCGCTAGAACAGCAAGCCTATGATAAGAACGGCGAACCGGACAAGGCAAACGGGCTTGATCACTTAAATGATGCTCTAGGCTATTTCATATTCTACAAATATGGCATATCACGCGGGCCAGTTCGCTTCGCGCAGATCATGGGCGCTTGATGCCTTTGCCGCGCGGCGCACCTTGTGCTAATGTGGCGGGCGCAATGTATCACCGGGGCTTGCCTAATGGCCGTCAATAACACGCACAAACAATATGACGCTTATCGGTGGCGCTGGCGGCGTTGCCGTGACGTGATCGCAGGCCGCGATTCCGTGCTGCAAAATGGCCGCCAAGGGCAGCGGTTCCAAGGCAGCCTTTACGATCCGGTTTTTACGCAAGAGATTTATTTGCCGCGCCTTAGCGGGCAGTCGGAATCCGAATATCGCACTTATGCTGAACGTGCGGCGTTCTTCAATGCCAGCGGGCGCACAGTGGACGCATTGACCGGCCTCATCTTCGCCAAGAATCCGCAGATGGAATTGCCGCCCGCGATTGATCGCTTCACCAATGACATCACGCTGTCCGGTGACAACTTGCGCGAGTTTAGCGAACAGGTGGTCGAAGAACAGACCGCCGTGGGCCGTGTTGGCATCATGGTGGATTATCCCGCCGATGTGCCGACAAACCTTTCTGTGGCCGCCGCAGAGGCGCTTAACATCCGCCCATTCATGCGGCTGTATAAAGCCGAAACGATCCTCAACTGGCGCACGGCGAATGTCGGCGGTGTCAAAATCTTGACGATGGTCGTGCTGCAAGAAACGCATGACGTGCCGGAAGATGACTTCACCACGCAAGAGGTGACGCGTTATCGGGTGCTTGACCTGACAGAGCAAGGTTATCGCGTTCGCCTGATGACCCAGCAGGGCGAGACGGTTTCCGAAACCTATCCACTTATGCGTGGCCAGCCGATGCGGCGGATTCCGTTCATTGTGCTGGGCGCGAATAGCTCTAGCACGGACGTGCAAAAGCCGCCGCTGCTTGACCTGATCGACGCCAACATCGCGCACTATCGCAACAGCGCCGACTATGAGCATGGCTTGCACTTCACCGGCTTGCCGACGCCCTACGTTGCTGGCGTCCAGCTTGACGAAGGTCAGACGCTTAATCTTGGCAGTAAGACCGCTTGGGTGTTTCCCGATCCGTCTGCCAAGGCATCGTTCCTTGAGTTTACCGGCCAAGGCTTGTCAACAATCCGCGAGGCCATGAAGGACAAGGAAACGCGCATGGCCAGCCTGGGCGCGCGTTTCTTGGCTGATGACAAGCGCAGCGGTGAGGCGTTCCAGACGCTTGAACTTCGCACTAGCGGCGAACGGTCAACGCTGGCCAGCATTGCCCGCGCGGCATCTGATGCGCTGTCAAAGGCGCTTAACATCATGGCGGCTTGGGTGGGCGCGCCCGAAACGGCGCGCTATGATCTAAACACCGAATACGTCAACAGCACCATGTCACCACAAATGTTGCAACAGCTAGTGATGGCCTATCAGACCGGCGCAATGCCGCTGTCTGTGCTGTTCCAGAACATGCAGAAGGGCGAGATTGTTTCGGACGCCATGACGTTCGACGCTTATCAGGCCCAGCTTGATGATGCCGGGCCAAGCATGGCGAACGACGATGATGAAGATGATGCACCGCCGATTGAAAGCGGGACATTGGCGGCAATCAGGGCGCGGCTTGGGCTGTAATGGAACCGGAGATCATCGCAAGTTTGGTCGAGGCTGTTGCCGCGCTGAATCGGCGCGTCAATGATCTGGGCAGCTTTGAATTGATCGCAGGGCCGCAAGGCCCAGCCGGTGAGAATGGTGAGCCTGGCCCGCCGCCGACTGATGAGGCGATCCGCGATGCCGCTACGGCTTGGCTGTCGGCTAACATCACACAGCCCGCCGATGGCCAGCCGGGCGCGGAAGGGCCGCAAGGGCCGCAAGGTGACATTGGCCCGCAAGGCCCGCAAGGCCGCCCGCCAACAGAACAGGAGATCGAACTTGCCGTCTCTATCTGGATGGAAGCAAACCGCGCGGGATTGCGTGGAACTGATGGCCGCAGTGGTAATGACGGCGCTGATGGCCGTGATGGTGCTGATGGTCGGCCTGGCCCTGCTGGCCCTGTTGGCGCTACTGGCAGTCAGGGAATTGGCATTGCGCTGGTGGAACAGCGTGACGAAGGATCATTCTGGATCACGCTAGACGATGGCCGCGAGTTCGAGATTGAACTGCCCAAGGTTGCAAAGCGAATCATAGGCGGCGGTGGTCGAGAGTTGCCGGCTTATCTGTCGGCTTATAGTAGCACAACGCAAACCGAAGTTCCCAACACCGCCGCGCCGATGCGATTCGAGAATGTCGTTGAAGGCGTTCGCATTACGATCACCGATGATGTGAAGGTGACGTTTTCACAGCCTGGCATTTACAACATCCAATTCAGCGCCCAGTTGGTCAACACGCAAAGCCAAGAGCATGACGTTAGCATTTGGCTGATGCGTAACGGCACAGCGGAACCTGATAGCTGCACTGACATTACGGTGCCGGCAAGGCATGGCAACGTTAATGGTGCAGCGGTTGCGGCATGGAATCTGTTTTACCGTGTCAGTGCCGGCGAATATTTTCGGCTGATGTGGTCTGCGAGTAGCGCAAACGTGACGCTTGGCGCGATACCGGCGCGCATTGATCCGGTGCGCCCTGCCACTCCATCTGTCATCTTGACCGTTCATCGGGTGGCACCATGAACGCCGCCGACCGCTTGGCTGATCTTTACACGATCCGCCAGCTAATCCTTAACCGGCTGGCGGCTGGTGAACAGGCGCGGCTAAATCGCCAGTTGCTTGAGGTGTCACGCGAGATTGAAAAGCGGATCAAGAGCGGCAAGCCTCTAACCAGCTTTCAGGGCAAGCGGCTGGATCGCGCCATTGCTGACTTGCAAAAGCTGGTGAAGATCACGCAACCGAATCTAGGTGACTTAGCGGCGCTAGAGGCGGCGTTTGCCCGGCAGGCGTTTGCCACCATTTCCATTGATGCCGTGTTGCCTGGCGCTTCTGTGATCGACCGGATCGCCAGCACAAGCCTGGTGCAAGGCGCAACGACAGGCCAATGGTTCCGCCGCATCCGTGATCAAATCGCCTTTGACATCGAGCGGGCCGTTAAGACCGGCGTGGTGCTGGGCGACACCAATGAACAGATTGCCCGATCAATTGTTGGCAATGGAATGCGCGGGCCAGAAGCGTTTCCGCGTGGCCGACGTGACGTTATGGCGGTCACCCGAACGGCGGTGCAGACGGTGGCCAATGATGCCCGGCTTGCCACGTTTGAGGCCAACACCAACGTGATCAAGGCGGTGCAGTGGATCAGCACCCTAGACAGCCGCACTAGCGACATTTGCATTGCACGATCCGGCCTTGTTTGGACGCTGCCCGGCTATAAGCCGCAGGGCCACAACATCGAATGGCAAGGGCCGCCGCCCGCGCATTGGGCTTGCCGATCCACCATTATCCCGATCACCAAAACATTCCGCGAACTTGGCCTAGACATTGATGAAGTGCCGGCATCCACTCGCGCCAGCATGGATGGGCAAGTTGCCGCCGATCTGACTTTTGGCGATTGGCTGAAAGGCAAGCCCGTTGAGTTCGCCGATGAGATGCTAGGCAAGGGCCGCGCGCAGCTTTGGCGTGATGGCAAGATCACTTTGCAGGACTTGCTAAACGCGCAGGGCGTTCCGCTAACGCTGCGGGAATTGCGTGAGAAATACGGCTAATCCGCCACCTTGTTATTGACATCATAGTTTGTTAAAGTATCGGCGCTTACAGCATGGGTTGCGCCCATGTTGGAGTTAACGGCCAGTGGCCATCTGTCCAGAGGACGCCAAGAATGAGCGAAGGCAATAGCGAGATTGAAGAACTGAAAGCGGCGGTAGACGCACTGAGTGCGAAAAACCGGGAACTGCTGGGCGAATTAAAGACGGTCAAAGCGAAGGCGCGGGGCGCTGACATTGATCCGAATGAATTTGCAGCCTTGCAAAGCGCCAATGAGGAACTTTTCGCCAAGCTAACCAAAGTCGAAAAGGAAAGCGGCAAGACAATCGAAGGACTGCAAAAGACGTTGCAGACCAAAGACACCACCTTGCAAAGCTATCTGATTGATAATGGTTTGTCTGATGCCTTGCTAAAGGCCAACGTAAGGCCCGAACTAATGCCGGCAGTGAAGGCGATGCTTCGTGCAAATGCCAAACTGGCCGACGAAGGCGGGCAATACAAAGCCATTCTTGGGGATAAGCCGCTGTCCGATGCCGTTATGGAATGGGCAGCCACCGACGAGGGCAAGCACTTTGTTGCAGCGCCCGCAAATGCTGGTGGCGGTGCATCTGGGGGCAATTCGGGCGGCAACAATATCCAGCCCAAGGGAAACCTTGGCGGTGACAAGACACAAAGAGTCAACGCCATCGCTTCCCGATTCCCCGAACTTGCCAATAATGGCTAACTAAGGATTACGTCATGTCTCTTTCGCAGATGCAGGTTTTCAACCAGTATGTGATGCCAGCGACCATCGAAACGCTGGGCCAGATGGTTGACAAATTCAACGCCGCTTCCAACGGCACCATCCGTCTGACCACTGCCGGTTTCGACGGCGATTTCTTGCAGGAATCGTTCTTCGCCGCCATCCACTCGGCCCAGCGCCGCGTTGATCGCTATGCTTCGCAGGCATCGGCCAGCCCGACCGATCTGACCCAGCTTAAGCATGTGTCGGTGAAGGTTGCCGGTGGTTTCGGCCCGATCCGCTTTGAACCGTCGCAGTTGACTTGGCTCCAGAAGCCGACCGCTGAAGGCATCGAAGTGGCCAGCCGCAACTTTGCCGAAGCCCTGCTTCGTGACCAGCTTAACACCGCCGTTGCGGCGCTTGTGGCTGCAATTGAAAATCAGGCGACTGCCACGAATGACGTGTCGGCTGGCACCAATGCCATTGTGACTTACAACGTCATCAACGGCGCACATGCCAAGTTTGGTGATCGTTCGATGGACATCCTGGCCAACGTGATGACCGGCTCCATGCTGCACAAGCTGGTTGACCAGAACCTGACCAACACCGCGCGCCTGTTCTATGCGCAGGGCGTTCAGGTGGTGGACATTCTGGGCAAGGCCGTGATCGTGACCGATGCGCCTGCCCTGTCCGTGGCCGGTTCGCCGGGCAAGGATAAGGTGCTGGGCCTGGTGTCTGGCGCTGCGACCGTGTTCGACGGTGGCGATGTCATCAGCAACATCGACACCAGCAACGGCCAGACCCGCATCGAAACGACGATGCAGGTCGATTACAGCTTCGGCCTTGGCCTTAAGGGCTATGCTTGGGACGAAGCCAACGGCGGCAAGTCGCCGACTGATGCCGAACTGGCGACCGGTTCCAACTGGGACAAGGTTGCTACCGACATCAAGAACACCGCTGGCGTTATCGCCATCGGCGACATGTCGTAAGACGTGAGGGAATGGGGCTGGCAGGAAGTGGCCAGCCCCAAACCTTTGAGGGGCGATGAATGAAGATTGCATACGAACCGCACCCGGTGAGCGCAGCCCGCAAGGCTGAATTGCGCGCTGGCGGTTACAAGATTTTAGATGCCCGCTACAAGCCGCCCGGCGCTGTTGTGAAACAACCGGAGCCTGTGCTAGAAGCTAAGGCAGAGCCGATCACGCCAGCACTGGCACCATCCCCGATCAAGCGGGGCAGGCCGCGCAAGGGAAGCTAAAAGATGGCGTTTGTTGTCGAAACCGGAGCCGGCCTTGCAAACGCTAACAGCTTTGCCAGCGTGGCGGCGGCTGATGCCTATGTTGCGGATCGCGGCATTACGGGCTGGACAGCTTTGACAAATCAGGTCAAGGAGCAGTCGCTAATCCGCGCCACTGACTTTCTAGAAGCCACCTATCGCAGCGCATGGAAGGGCTTTCGGAACACCGAAGCGCAGGCTTTGGCTTGGCCGCGTTATGACGTTTGGGTGGAGATGTTCCTTGTCGATAGCGACACGGTGCCATCTGCTGTGGTTCGCGCCACGATTGAAATGGCGCTTAAGGCGACGACTAACACCGATCTGATTCCCGACACTGGCCGCACGATCACCCGCGAAAGAGTGGACGTGATCGAAATCGAATATAGCGAGTTTGGGCCGCGCGGAACGCAATTCACAGAGATTGCGCGCATCCTGTCACCCTACACCAATTCAAGCAGTGGCGGCGCGTTTGCCTCTGTGACGGTGATCCGCACTTGACGGGCATTGCAGAACGCGCCGCGCTTTTGCTTGCCCGCGAGGGCGAGACGGTTAGCATTGCGTTTCCCGGCACACCGGCCTTTGATCCTGTGACCGGCGCAGCACAGACGCCAACGGCTGCAACGACTGTGACCGGCAAGGGCTATCCTGGCCAATACCGAAAAAGCGAACTTGACCAAACAACCGTGCAATCTGGTGACATTCGCTTGACGCTGGAAAAGATCACGCCGCGACCGGAAGTCAATTGCACCGCAACCGTTGACGGTAGAACATACCGCGTTATGGACGTGAGGCCGATCCGCAAGGCCGGCGCTGATGTGATTTACATTTGTCAGTTGAGGGCAAACTGATGATTGATCATGATGATGGCGAGATGCTGCAAGTCGGCGGCGACATTTGGTTCCCGGTGCAATGGGAGCGCGGCACCGTGGAAGCTATCATTGCAGAAGGCGATGAGATCACGACTGTCCTAATCCGCAAGGCTGATGGAACGCAGATCGCGCTTGATTATGCAGACGGCGAAACGGTGACGGTGCAATGAGTCAAGCCACGATCAGCGCCGCCCTAAGCGCCCGCCTTAACACGCTGGCGGGCTATCAGGTGCAATGGGAAAACTCGCCATTTACGCCTCCTACTGGTGTCTATCTGGCAGAATCATTCCTACCGGCTGCCACTATGGCCGTGGGCATTTCCAACGCATCCAGCGACGAATATAGCGGCATCTATCAAGTGAGCGTGATGGCACCCAAGGGTGCGACCAAAGGGCCGCCAAGGGTGGCCGCTGATGCTGTGCTGGCGTTGTTCCCGCGTGGCCTGCAATTGACGCGATCCGGCATTACCGTGACGATTTTGCGGGCCAGCATGGGGCCGGCGCTGATGGATGGCGACCGATACGCTGTGCCGCTGTCAATTGAATATCGGGCATTCGCATGAGCGCGGGCAGCGACTTTGCGCTTGATCTAAGCAAGTTTGCCGAAAAGGCAGGCGAAGCGGCTAATGCACAGATTAGCAAAATCTGCCTTGATCTGGCTTATGCCATTGTCTTGAAAACGCCGGTTGACACTGGCCGGGCGCGGGCAAACTGGCAGGCCAGCATCGGGCAGCCCGTTAGTCATACTATTGAATTTAGCGGTGACACTGGCAGCAATGCAGTGGCCCCCAACAAAAGCCGGGCATCCGAATTTGCAAAAGCAAACGCAGAGGCGGCGGCGTTTCAGGCACCCGGCAACGTCTTTTATATTAGCAACAATCTTCCCTACATCGCTTCGCTAGAATTTGGCCTATACCGCCCAGGGCCAAACACAGTTGGTGGCTTTTCAAAGCAGGCTCCAAGTGGTATGGTGCGGATTAGCATTAACGAAATCAGCCGCGCGCTGCGACTGTAGGAGGTCGAATTATGTCTGACGTTGTTTCTTCTGTTGGCACTATCGTTTCGGTCGCCAACGCATCGCCGGCAACCTATAACTCTGCCGGCTTTGCCGCGCTGACTTGGATTGCCTGCGGCGAGCTTGCAGAACTGCCCGCCTTCGGTGCAGAAGCCGCGCTTGCCACTCACACCCCGCTGGCGACCGGCATTGTTGCCAAGCGCCGTGGTTCGCTTAACTACGGCTCCGTAGCTTTGACGATGGCCGTGTCGGATGACGATGCTGGCCAGACGATCTTGCAGGACGCTGCCGAAGCGGCTGCCGGCACCGACGCGCAGGTCGCCGTCAAGGTGTTGTTGGTGAACGGCGAAATCCAGTATTTCACCGCCCAGGTGATGAGCTACAAGGTGAACGTGGGCAACGCCGACGCCATCACGATGGCCGAAGTGACGCTTGAAATTGATAACAAGGTTATCAAGGTCGCCGCCCCGTAACATTACCGAACGCCAGCGGCTAGGGTAGCACCCGAAAAGCGGATCGCCCGCCGCCTGCCGCTGGCACTTTCGGGCTGACATGAAAGGGCAACCATGGATTTGAACACGCTTAAGGCCGTGAAGGCCGACGAAGGCGCTACGCTGCAACTGGTGCATCCGCAGACCGAAGAACCGCTTGATGGCATGACCATCACGCTTCTGGGCCAGGACAGCGCCGCTTATCGCAAAATCCAGATGGCAAAGCAGCAAATGGCCTTGAACCGTCTTGCCAAGGGTAAGCGGGCAACTGCCGATCTAGATGCCGAAAAGCTGGCGGCTGAGATGATTGACGATCTGGCCAAGATGACCATCAAGTGGACGGGCTTTGATTTGGATGGCAAGGCGCTCAAGTGCGAAAAGGCTAATGCGGTGACAGTTTACACCGATTGGCCGTGGATTCGGGAACAGGCACAGGAGTTTGTCGCTAATCGCGCAAACTTCTTTCACGGAAACGATTGAAACGCTGTCGATTTACGTCAAGCAAATCGCTTGGCTAAACACCATCCCCGAAAAAGAAAAGCGGCCAAGGCGTGACACGGTGGGCGGCGATCTGCCGCCCATCACCGCTGGCGCTTATTTGCTAGAAATCCTGTTCGAGATTGGCCCAGCCCAGCCGCTTGCCATGAGTAGCCCGGTGGCAATCAGTGAATTGGAGATAGCCGCTTGGCAGACCAATCGCGGCATCAGCCTATCAGCGTGGGAGGCCGGCACGATCCGCCGCCTATCGCATGATTACGCTTCGGCGCTGTCAAAGGCCAGTCAGGCATCTTGCCCGCCGTTCTATATGTCACCGGAACGCATGACCGCAGATCGGCGCGACAAAATCAGCAAGGCGATGTCGTCCTGGGCTGACAAAGTGAACGATGGTAAGGGCGCTTTGCAAAAATAGCCGCGCTGTGGCATAGATAGCATGAACAGAATGGGGCTTGCTTAATGGCCGAACTTGCAAGGCTTCGGATCGCAGTAGACAGCACAAGCGCCAAGACCGCCGAACGCGATCTTGAAGGGCTTGCGTCTGCCGCTGGAAATACTGGCCGCGCTGTTGATGCGATGATTGCCAGCCAGCATCGCATGACCGAGGCCATGCAATCGGCCCACAAGCCGACGCTTGATGCGGTGCGCTATCTGGATTCGCTTAACCGTGAGCTAGAGACGGTTGGCAAGTCATCGCTGCAAATCAAGGCGCTGGAAATTAAGGTGGCCGCTGCCGCCGCACCTACGGCGGAACTAGCGCGCGAAATCCGCAGCATGGGCGCGGAACTGCTTAAGGCCGAACGCGCGGCCATGACTACTACGCCGCACATCGGCAACATTGGCAACAGCAGCAAGCTGGCCGGGCATCACGCGCAGAACCTTGCATTTCAGTTGCAGGATGTTGGGGTAAGTTTGGTCAGCGGCCAAAATCCGCTGATTGTTTTCGCCCAGCAAGGCACGCAGATTGCCGGCATCATGGGCCAAGCCGGCCTTAGCGTGCGCGGATTGGCTATAGAGATTGCAGGAATGACGGGCCGCGTGGTGGCTGCCGTTGCGCTGAATCCGGCGTTCTTGGCGTTTGCCGCTGCGGCTGGCACGGCGTTCGTGGCGTTCAAGGACTTTCAAGCGCAAGTCGGCAAGACCGGCGAACTGGAGAAGTTCCAGCGCAGCCTTGGCTTGACCAAAAAGGAATTGAAGGAACTGGAAAAGGAAGTCGGCCCGGCTGCCATCACAATGGGTGATGTGTTCAAGGGACTGGGCAAGACCATTTCGGACGCTTTGAATTTGGACAAAGCTTTCGACATGTTCAAGAAAGGCTTTTTTGCCACTTTCCGCTTTGTGGCGGAATTGGGCAGCGATGTCGCGGCGGGCATCTATGCGGCGTTTGTCGGCGGCTTCCGTGGCATTGTTGAAGTGTTCAAGAATCTGCCGGCTGTTTTGGGCGATCTGACCATTAGGGCGGTGAACAACGTAAGCCGCGCGATTGAAGTTTTCCTGAATGGGTTTATCGCATCAACGAACACGCTGCTTCGCAAGCTGGGCATGGAAACGATCAAAACGATTGTTGATATTCCCGAACTGGAAAACAAATACAGCGGCGCTGCCAATGCGGCTGGCAAAGCGTTCACCGGCCAGATCAAGCAGGCTTTTGGCGAAGCCAAAGATGGCTTTCGCGCGGCTGGCGACACACTGAGCGCCAACATCATTGACGCCGCAAAGCAGCGTATGCAGGGCGGTGCAGATACGATCCTTGACGAACGCACATTGAAAGCGGCGGCGCAGAAGGCTGGCAAAACGCTTGGCGAGTATATCGCTATCGAAACCGGCCAAGCCATCACGGCGCTGGAAAAGTCGTTCAGGTTTGATGATAGCGTTTTCAAGGACGCTGGCAAGCGCCTGCAAGAAATGGCTGACATTGGCAGCAACGCACGCGCAGAGGCCGCAAGGCAAGCCGAGGAATACACCCGAAAGAGTCTGAAAACCTTTAGTGATGTTATCGGCGGCGTGGCTGATGTTTTCGGCGGCAAGATGGGACAGACCATTGATCGCCTTGGCAACCTGTTTGAGCGTGACTTTCCAGAATTTAGCAAGACGATGGGTGCTATGTTTGACTCCATCGGTGCAAGCATTGATGGCGTGCTGTCTCAAATCGGCACAAGCATGGGCCAATTGGGTGCCAGCCTTAAAGTTGGCCTAGAAATTGGCAACGCCCTTGGCAGCAATAGATCGGAAAAGCGCGGGGCTGCTATTGGTTCAACTGTTTACGGAACAGTCGGTGGGGCTGTTGGTGGGCCTGCCGGCGCGGCAATTGGTTCTATAATTGGCTCACTTCATGGGATGTTAATAGGCGGCCTATTTCACCGCAATCCTTATGCTGATGTGACGTTGAGCGGCACCGGGCCGGGCAATGTTTTCGCGTCTCGCGGCAAAGACAGCGCGGACTTTGGCCTTCTTTTGGGGCAGGCATTTAGTGAGCAATTAGGCACTATTGCCGCTGGTCTTGGCGGAAATGTTCGTGGCGGTGGAGGATTTGGAAGCATCGGCATTAGCGGCGAGCAGTTTTATTTCAACGAAAGCGGCGGTGATTTCCGATCACAGGGCGCGCAGAAGTTTGCAAGCGCAGAGGAGGCCATTGCAGCCGCCATCAAGAGCGCGGTGGGCAAAGGCGCATTTGAGGGATTGAGCGAAAGCAGCAAGATTATTGTTGAGAAAATTGCAGGTCTTGGCACTGAGGAAATCCTAAAAGTGCTGGAACAGATCAGCACCGCCCGCAATGCGCTGGCCGATGCCTATAACCGCGAGGCCGCTGCTATCGGCGCGACGATTGAGAAGTTTCAGGCCATGACGGCCAATCTGCAAGCGTTCCGCGATACGCTGGCACAGCAGTTGATGACGGCGGAAGAAATCTATACCGCCGCCCGCAGCAAGTTTGAGGAAATCAGCCAAGCAGCTATCGCCGGCAATGAGGAAGCGATTGGCCAGCTTGTCGGCGTTAGCCAAAACTATCTGGATGCGGCAAAGAGCTTCCTAACGCCGGAAGAATATAACCGCGAAATTGAAAACGTGATGAAGGCGGTTGATCTTGCTATTGAGCAAAGCAAGTCGCTGGAAGCCTACGCGCAGG